AACACCTTTAAGAATGCGGCTTTTACGAAGATCACCGAGTCGGCGGCCTGTGGAGTTATCTCAATATGAAACCAGTCGCCACCTGGTGCACCGTGGATTGTTGGCTTGCTGTATTTCTTCCATGCTTGACGATCGCAACGCCATGCGCGCCCGTACGGTGCAGGGAAATAGTCAAGGATGCACTCAACGCCGAGCGTGTTTGCGTTAGCGACAACAACGTCAATGAACGACACCGCGCCTTTACGACTGGCGTTTTCGTGTCTTTCCGATTTGCGATATGACAAATCAACAGCTCTGCCCGTGGCATGAACTGACAAAGTTCCAGCACTACCACGCATGTCGCGCACACCCCAAGACCCGTTATTCCAAATCGCGTTATTTGATGCAGCGATTGCTTGCTTTATCCATTCGTTCATGCCGGCACGTGGGCCAGCGGATGCGCCATCGCTGTTGCCTGTGTATGGCCGTGCGTTGGGATTAGCTTTCGCTGTTGCCACGCCCAAATGCCAAATCTTTAGGGTTCACGTATCGAATAAGTACTGGCACAAGTGCGGCTAATGCGGCTTTGCCAAGGTCGGCTGGGTCGGTGTTGCCAGTTGAATAGACGGCGATAACGGCTGCGACGATTGAGCGACCGTAGGACGCTAATAGGGCTTTGTCTTTAGTCTTCATCGTCTTTGCCTTTCGCTTTATTTTTTAGTCCATTGGATGCAAGTAAGCCTATTAGACCGCCAGAGAGTGTCATCAGCATTGGGTTAAGCACCGAAAACGCTTCTGCATCGTTTGGGGCTTGCTCGAGTGGCTGGGTAACGAACAGCAAACCGTAAAGCAACGTGAAGATTGAGCCGACAAATGCGAGCGTTAGACCAATGCCTACAATCAGGATTAGGCGCGCTTTGATTTCTTCGTTGGTGTATTTAGGCACAGCGACCCGTTCCCACTTGAATATCGGATGTCATCGTCACAGCCTTGTTTCTGACGCGCACACAGTTAACACGTTCACGGTCAGCGCAACCAGAACAACCCCACACGACCACCGCAACTAGCAAGCCGCATCCGATCAGATGACGCCACTTCATGCTTCAATCGGCACAGGCGCTACAAACTCGCCGTATTCGCCTAATGACGCGTCGTATGTGTAACCAATTCCAGCGTAAAGGCCACGAAACGACCCGGAATATGATGTTTGCAACCATTGGCCAGTTATGCCCAATGATGCAATATAAGCCTGACCGATTGGTTCGCTTGCAGGGAACTCACCGCCACCGCAATCGCTGTTTGCAACAACAATTACAGCTTCTACTTCTGTGTTGTTTATAAAAGCAAAATGAGCCATATCAAACCTTCCATCGAATATAGACAATTCCCGAACCGCCCGAACCGCCTGTTCCAGTAGCCGCATAAGACCCACCACCACCTGATGCTGTGTTTGCTGCCGCGCTGTTACCTGTTGCGCCTGTTACTCCTGCTCCACCAATTGATGATCCACCTGCACCTGGTGTTACTGATGCACCGCCACCGCCACCGCCAGCTTTAAATAGTGATGCACCGCCAATGAATGTGTTTACTTGCTGTCCTGCTCCACCTGCACCGCCAGTAGTGCCGCTCGCGTTGACTCCTACTGCCGTTGCGCCACCACCACCACCTGCGCTAGTTGCTGTTGCTCCTGATTGAGAACCGCCAGCAAAACCTTGTTGACCAGCGCCAGCAGCGTTGAATACACGTCCGCCGCCACCACCACTTCCGCCCATGGATGCAGCTTGGCGTTCGCCAGTATTTGCACCATATCCGTATCCACCGCCCACGCTAATGACACCGCCAACTGATGATGCACTACCAACGGCTGCAACGGTTGCGCCAGTACCACCTGCGCCAATTGTGACAGTTTGATTAGTCGTTACATAAATAAGACCTTGCAATACTCCGCCTGCACCACCGCCACCAGTTGCACCCACGCTTGATGTGTCCGAGTTTGCACCAGCACCGCCGCCACCACCAAAAACTAAAACATCAAATAAACCTGCTTTTGTAACGGTAAGTGTTCCTGTGCTTGTGAAAGATGTGTACGCATAATCGACACCGCCTATAGTCACGTTTGTGACGCCAGTACCGCCAGTTGCGGTGCCGTAAAACAGCGCGTTGTTTGCCACGTCAACAAGATCGTTTAATTCAGCAGCGGTGAGCACTTGCCCTGCAACAAAATCTGGAATAGTCATACCGAGCGCGCTCCTAAGTGTGTCGAGTTCTGCAGCCGTCAAAACCTGACCGGCGGTAAAGTTTGGGACGGGCATATCCAATTATCCTAAAACATTCGTTGAGTCAATAGTGCCATACACCGCATCATCCAATATCAGCTCATAAACGATCGTGGTCGGTGCAGTCGAGTAAAGCACCCTGTGGCCTGTGCTGAAATCCAGCCGATGCTCGATGCCCTCAACCGAAAGCTCTTGAGCCAACTGGGTTGTGCCAGTACCGCTAGGGAACGTCTTTTCTACGCTGATTGTGTCGCCAATATCTATCGTTGCCAGGGTGTCTTTTTGGGCTGTGGTCAGCATCAGATATTTGGTTGCCACGGATGTGTAGCGCGGTTCGGGCTCTGGGTTTAACAGATAGTCGGCAGCGTCATCAATGCTTGTTTGCTCATGTAGCAGGCTGTTTGTGATGCTTGTTGTCTGAATGAAATAGGTTGCGATAGACCCTGTATCGGTGGCGGTAGCGGTCTTGCCGTCTAACCCTGTGACCACGGCTCGGTTAATTACCGAGTCAGCCTCAAACGAAATGCCGACCCCGTCATACTTAAAGTTGGTGCCGTCATCATGGAACGCGGCGACAGGCGCGCTTAATGTATTGCCCACACGCGGCTGAAAGGTCAAGACCCCCGCGCGTGACATGAACAATCTGCCGAACTCCGCGGTGTCGTTAATTTGCGTTAAGTATTGCAAAGCGTTAGTTCCTGCCGGCACGGTGTAATCGCTGTCGTGGCCTAGGTTGACGGTGCCTGTGTCAATGTTTCGAGCGCCTGCTGGAAAGTCAACTTCTGGTAGGTCTAGGACTGTTTCTATGCGTTCGCCTGATGTCTCTGGGGTGACGTTTAGTTCGTCTAGGAATGTTTGTGCGAGTAGGTAGAACTGGTCAGCGCAATACACGGTCACGGTGTCAAGACCGCCAAGCGCAAAGTTGTAGTCATAGTTGACGACATATCCACTAAATAATGATTCGGGCACATTGGTTGAGCTGTATCGAATTAGTCGGACTTCGCGCAATGGTGCAAGCCCAGGCTTGGCTTGTGGGGTGTCGTAGTACGGGCTGTTTTGGTCAAACGGGTTGAAAATGCCGTCCACGTCTTGAATGGTAAATGTCATTGTGCCAGCGCTGAACTGATCGCCCACGTCACGGCGACCGCGCCGCACGTTGATGCTGACAGTTGAGTCCATAACATTGGCAAACTCGGTCGTGCCGTCCAGCACATACTCGGTGTTATTTAGTACGCCGCGCAATGAGTCATCAAGCACAAACGCGTCAACCTGAAACCCTGTGGCGATTTGCAGGTCATAGTTGCCCGAGTCAACGACCGATACGCCTGGCATCAGGCCACCTGTAATTGCAACGGCCCAGCGGAACGCGAGTAGGCGCGCAAGGCGTTTACGACCGACTCGCCGATCTCTGCGCTTGTGGCAAGACCGCCTGTGACGTTGATAGTGATACCGCCACCTGACTGCATGCGATCTAACGGCACGACTGCTTCTGGGCCAGCCTCACCGATCAAGGCAAGCGTAGGACTCGACACAATGCCACCCTCGGCCAAGCGCGGAAGATTCATACGTCCAGCAACTTGTGTAGGTGTTCCGCCAATCTGTGGCACAGGCAAGTTCGGCACTTTAGGCAAATCAGGCAACAACGGGATTGAGTTGTACGCGCTTACGATTGCGTTAACCGCGCCGATTGCAGCGTTGACCATGCCAGCAAAAAATCCAATCACCGTGTTCACGATTGCTTTAATGCCGTCACGAAACCATTCAAACTTGTTGTACGCCGTAACAAGCGCCACGACCAGCAATGCGATGCCGGCAGCAATCAGGGCGAACGGGTTGAGTGCCATGGCGATGTTGGTGACAACGATTGCGGCGGCTACTGCTCCGATAGCGCCAGCGATTGCTAGGAATGCCTGTGGGTTGTCTTGTGCCCACATTGCGAACTTGTTAAGTATCGGAAGCACGGCCTCGACTACTGGCAAGAGCGCAGCGCCGATTGACTCTTTGGTTTCGCCGATGGAGTTAGACAAAATCTTCATTTTGCCTGCTGCGGTTTCCGCGCTTGCAGCGGTAGCACCGCCAAAGGTTCCGCCAAGCACGTCCATGATTTCGTTAAGGCTCGCGCCTTCTTTAATCATCGTTGCCATTTCTGGGCTTAACGATCGCAACGCCTTGAAGTTGCCTTGGTATGCCTTGGCGAGCGCGTCTGCAACGGTGGCGCTACTTGTGCCTGTCGCGGTGCTGATGTCCATGACAAGGTTCATGTCGCGCATGGCCATGTCCACATCTTTTGTACCGCGCACAAGTGCTTCTAATGCCAGGCGATATTCGGTGTCAGCAACGCCAGACGCTCGAGACATTGCGCTGATCTGTTCCTCAACCTGTGCGGTCTGGGCTTTACTTGCACCCGTCACATTGTTTAGCGTTAACGCAAGCGCGGCCTGTTCCTGCTGATCTTCCATCGCAGCCTTGGTTGCATCACCAAGCGCCAACGCCAAACCGCCCAGCGCCGCAGCTGCCGGCACCGCCGCCTTCTTAATCGCAAATTGGGCTTTTTCCGATGTCGTTTCTAGTTGCTTGAACTGGGCAATAGCCTTTTTAATCCCTTTGCCGTCAAACTCTGAAATGATCGGGATATTGATTGCCATTACGTGGTCTCTCTGTTCGCTTCTTCCATGACGCGCTTAACCAGTTGCTCCATTTCGGACATGACATCATTTTGGCGTTGCTCGTACGCTTTCCACATTACTCGCGAACGACTGCCATAGCGTGCAGTTAGCGCCCGCCCTAATGAGCCAGCCATGGACGTGTCAAACATTGTGCCAGTCGCGCCTTTCCATTGAATGGCGAACGTGCCGACATTGGTTTTGTTTCCGCTGTATTCCTTGATTGCTCGAGTGTTGATCTTGGCAGCGATCTTTTGTTTCATTCCAGGTATCCACGGCAAGATCTGAAACCCTGATCGGGTTTGCCAGTTGCGCGCCATACCAGACAGCGGAACGCCAGTAGGCACAAGTTTGTTTGCATCGTCAATAACAGGCTGGACGATCTTTTTGTAGTCCTTGGTGATTTCTCGGCGCAAAGATTTGTCAATCTTGTTGAGAGTCTTCAAGGCATCCTTAAGCCCCACGACCTCAATCTTTGCCGATACTTCCGCCACGTTATTTCCTTTTTTTGTTTGCCTCGTTAAGCACTTTAATGACCGTTGCTATGTCTCGAGCGTCAAACACAATGTCGCTAGGCCACCAACCGACCGCGACCAATATCTCTGCTAGTTGGCGGCGGTAGGTGCCGCGTCCGTAGGGTTTGGGTCTGTCTCGTCCAGTACCGGCAGAATGTCGATGTCAGGGTTTTTGCTAAGCCATTCGCGCCAGTTGTCACCAACTTGTTCGCCTTTGATTTTTAAGATCGTGTGCATCCAGCAGGCGTAATCGGAGTACAAAGGGTTTGCCGAGAGCTGTTGGATGTTGCGTCGCTCAAGGCGTTCCCATTCAGTAACCACAAACAGGTTCGTGTAGTAGTACTCGGGTGCGCTGTCGGGCGTGCGCTTAAACTGCAACTTAATCTTCATTGTTTCTCCTATGTCGGCTTGGAGCCGTGATTATGGTGCTGTGGTGTCAATCGTCAACGATCCACCCATGAATGTGATGTCATAAGTTGACAACTCACCCAAAGACGCGTTGATGACTGGCAATGACTCAAGGTAACAATCGGTCAAAATAAACCTTGGGTTAGTTGCTGAATCAGCAGCCGATGTTGGCTTAAGCGTGACAATCGTTTTACTGCCGATAAGTGGGAAAAGCGTTGCATAAGTTTCTGTGGCGGCAAAACTGGCATACATCGTCAAGGTCACTTCGTTGTTAACGAGGCCTGCGGTGTAGGTGCGCGAGTTTGTGCCAAATGCGGTGTCTTCAAGCGCTTCAACCAAATAGGTCAATGTTGCTGCGCTGCACATGTCGGTCAGATCAACGGCGTTAATTGTTAGGACTGGGTTTGAGAGGTAAGTGCTACTGGCCATGAATGCTCCTTAGGTTATGTTCTGATAGTAGATGATTTGTGTTGCTTAGTTGTGGATTACGAAGTCTGGGCTTGGATAGCGCAATCAAGGTCATAGCACGGATACAACGCGCCACCGATCTCAAGGCTTGACGGACGCCCACCCATGACGATGATTTTTGAGCCAAGCACGGTTGCAACAATGCTTAGAATCTGACGCAGTACCGGCAGACCTGCAGGCCCAGAACCGATTACTTTGACAGGGAACTCGAGGCGCACCACGTTGCCGTTGCCTGCGATGGTCGTAAAATTCGGCGCGTCAAGGTACACACAATTAGGTGCAAGTTTTGTTGGGTCGTTTACAACGCGCAATCCTGATACTGCGGTCAGCGTTGCGGTGACGTCATCAATCGCTTCGTTGAAGAGGTCTGTGTAGGCCATTAGGCAACCGCTGGACGTGGGATGCCAAGCAGCTGCTTGACGATCGGGGTCAGGCTTTGCTGTGGTGCCGAGCCCATGCCATCAAACGTGGCGTACGTTGCCTCTATTGAGCCCCTAGAGCGCCACAGAGCGGCGCAATACATCAAAGTGCCCAATGTTGCGTCACCGCCAGGAGAGGTCGTTAGGGAGTCGATATAGCCCGATTCCTGACGCCTGCGATAACAAAACTGATTACCAGCCGACACCGACTGGGTGAGCAACGTGTAATCGTCTGATGGGTTAGGAATGTTGATGCCCAAGTATGTTGCAACTTGCGCAGCTGTCACCCACGTGCAAACAGGGTCATACGAGACGGTGCCAGACGCGGCGGTGCGCTCTACGTTGTTAGCGACCTTGGCGTAAAGCACCTGATCTGCAACTGGCATTTGATAGTCGTAAAGCAGGTCGCCTTCTGTATCAACGCCAATAAACAAATACTGTGGCAATGCGCGCACGCTGTAAGTGCCGTTAAAT